CTGTTTTGTTTTTTAAATTGTACTTTGGTTTAAAAAACAAAATAAAGAAGGCACCAACCAAAATAATGGTCAATAGTATCCGATACATTCTGTTTACTGTAAATGAACATTTTCTTTTTGATTACGTCAGGTGATGACACTTTTACGTGAACTTTTATGTATGACCGTCATACGTAATACTACTTATCCATTGATGTTACTTATTTTCAACAAGACTTGGAAGAGACCTCTGGCTCACCCTCCTCCTTGACCTCCTCAAGCTTGGCATCGGTAGAGGCAGCAGCCTCGGCGTCAGCCTCGCGCTGCTTGCGTCGCTCTTCCATCTCAGCCGCGACGATCGCGTCAGCCTCCTTGACGAGTTCCTCCATGGGAGCATCGGGCTTCTCCTTCTTGAGACGCTCGAGTACCTCCGCGGGGTGGGAGACTGGCGCCTCATCGGGCTTGGTGTAGAACTTGGAATTGTCATCACCGGGAGTATAGGAGACGTTCGCCATCGCCGCCTTACGCTCCTGGAACATCCGAGCAGCCTGCGCCTGGTTCTCGCGATAACCGACCATGATCTCCTCGAGCTTCTCGTTCGTGTAGTGAACGTCCTCAATCTTCGAAGAGTCTGGGGGGATGAGAAGCCACTTGTACATGTCTACGACATAGATATCGAAGGTGGGATCCTCCTTCTGAAGGCGCTTGGCGTGGTTGGCAGCCTCATCGCGAGTCGCGAAAGCGCCGCGAATCTTGATACCGAACTTGTCGGTCTTCTGAGGTGCGTCTGGACCAACTACAGAGAGGCAGGCGTAAATCTGACCGGGTACGGTGGTGTAATCTTGCTCGAGAGACATTATACCTTTGTTAGACGGCAAAACTTTAAGCCACCTAAGTTTGTTACATAGTCTAAAGATATCGATCTTAATAACAGTATGGAAGAGATTCGAAAGAATCATAATGAGGCTAAGAGGGTGTTGATCCAGTCTGTGGCACATAAAGGACAACACATTCTCGACGTCGGTTGTGGTTTTGGTGGAGATCTTCAGAAATGGCACAAGTGTGGGGTCAACATAAATATGTGCGATCCAGAACCGAGTGCCTTGGAAGAGGCTAAGTCGAGAGCCAGGAATATGCACATGCGTGTCAATTTCTATGAAGGAGACATCCATAATTGCCCGAATCGGAAATTTGATATCATGTGCTTCAATTTCTCTCTTCATTACATCTTCGCGACCAAAGGTTTGTTCATGAGTTCATTGAGAGAGATTAAAAAGCGGGTGAAACCCGGGGGTCTCCTCATTGGAATTATTCCAGATTCTGAGAAGATCATATTCAAAACACCTTACCAGGATGATAAGGGAAACTTTTTCAAACTGAAAGATCATGGAAATGGTGGTTTTGGTGAAAAATTATTTGTTCACTTGACAGACACACCTTACTACGCTGAAGGACCTAAATCGGAACCCGTGGCGTACAAGGATCATTTGGTCACGGAATTAGAATCGATGGGATTTAGATTAGAACTTTGGGAAAGTCTCATGGGAAATCCGATCTCAGAGTTGTATAGTAAATTTATCTTTGTTTATAACAGATGATAGCTTTGGCTCTACTTATTCTTGTCAACCTCTGGATTCTCCAGACGACTCGCGAACCTCATGTGTTCATCGAGTTAAAACACAAGTACAAGATTCTGCGTGAACATCTCGCAGAGACTAAGAATGAGAAGTATAGCATGTTGACTAAACCAGTCCCTCTCACAGGAATGAAAAAGATGCGAGAGAGTGTTGGATACAATACCAACAAGGGTGGTGAAATTGTGGTGTGTCTAGACGGTACCGTGAACGATGTGTTCCATGTGTTGATTCATGAGTTGGCTCATTGTACCGTGAAGGAGTATTCTCATTCGGATTTATTCTGGCAAAATTATGTCGAACTTCGGGACATGTGTGTCAAGCTTGGTATCTATGAGCAGATTTCTGAAAAGAAGGAGTTTTGTGGTCAGCACATTCAGGATAAATAATCTCGGTGTACTTTAAATGAAAACGCCCATCACGGTCTTACTGACGGCTATCGTATATTGGGTACTCATATACGGTGTCACCTTAGTTCCACAGTTTGTGAAAAACTATTACGTCAACCTTCTGTGGATGACTGTAGTCATACCAAATGTTATTCGTTTTGCCATTGGTAACATTCCCCGTTTAGCGGTCGATCGTGTTTTTTTCATGACGTCGACGCTCATCGCCCTCGTGTTGACTTTCCTGATCAACCAAATCTCCAAGGAGACTAAGGATGCTATGACCGATCCCGATGCTTCTAACAACAAGAAACTTAAATTGAGTGGCTTGTTGGCAGGGACTTTCGCAGCGGGAGCCCTTGCGACGTATTTTGCTGGTATTGATACCTCGATTTACAGTAACATGGGTTGGGAAACGACCGCTTAAGGCTTGACGACGTAATCCTTCACGATGTAAAAGATCACAGCCGCCACAGCGCCAGTGGTGGCGAGACCAACCATGCTTCTACCCCCTTGCTCGTTAAGGAACTTGGGGATAGAGGTCGCGAGGCGGTCCTGAACAGGCTTGCTCACGGCGGCGGCGGTGCAAGCAGCAACGACGAGGGCGGTAAGCTGCTCGTCGGTGAGATTGAAGGGATTCTTCTTCTCGGGCTGAGGAGGAGCCTGAGGGGTGGGATAAGCACCCTGGGGCTGGGGAGCGGTCATCTGGGGCATAACACCCTGCATCCGAGGTTCATCGGTCATCATAGGGGGTTCCATCATGATATCGTTAATGGGAGTAGAATCCATCGTCTCTTTACTTTCACTCATATTTTTTTCATTTCTAAAAGACGTGGATGGGTTGTCGTGCAAAGGAACCATTCCTTCGCCGTCGTCCGAAAGATTCATCGTGTTTACTTGATCTGAAGCCATCTACTATAGTCCTGGTATTTTTGATCGGAATGTGGAACGCACAAACCTAAGTGTAGGTATATTGAAATAAAATCATGGCACATTTGGTGGAGATTCATCGTAATAATCGGATCGCCGCAGGTAACTGCGTGCCATCCGAACGATCTTTGAAGGATATACTTCCACAGTTGGTGAAGAGTTTTGAAAAATATCTACTCGACGAAGAGATTGAAGGTAAAATCTCCTGGAAAAGGGACTTGAAGTTCGACTCATGTTCTATTCGACCCGACGGTGGCTTATTTTATCTGACGTGTTCGAAGGGTACGTTCTGTTTCCTGGTGGTCGAGGACAAATACCAAGGCACGAACGACAATTTGTACGCTGAAGGGAAAAACAGACAAGCGACCGGCAATGCCATCGAACGTGCGTTTAAAAATATAAACGCTTCCTGGAATCTCTTCAAGGATTTGCACGTCTCACCATATGTCATCTTCGTGGCTGGCTGTGATTTTCATCATTCTGAGAGTATCATACACCGTATAGGTCCAGTCTCAAACTTTGGTAGACACCCCATCGTTCGTGAGGCTTTGCCCAATGGGACGTTCGACATGACTGGAGTGTGTGACGAGATTGACATACACAAAGATCAAAATAGGGAGTTTGGTATTTTTTGTGTCAAGGCGCACAGATACGACGAACACCCGAACAAGACTTCCATATGGACCTCCGAAGAGCGTTTTGAAGTTCTCGATTGTATAGGTAAAAAAGCTATTAAGGAAATATACCGACATGTATGTAACGTATGAGTAATTTTGTTCAACAACCCATGATTACCTACATCGGTAACAAACGAAAACTCATTCAGCACATAGAAGATGTGGTCGAACGATTAAAACCATCGAGTGCAGTGGATGCATTCTCTGGTTCGGGTGTCGTTTCTCGAATGTTACTGACACACAGTGACACGTTGTACGTGAATGATTTAGAGAAGTATTGTGAGGTCTTATCTGAATGTTTCTTGAAAACACCCTCACTCGAGGACCAACGCGAGGTTCGAAAACATATCGATATAATGAACAATCTTCCAGAAAAGGATGGGTTCATATCAGAGTTGTATGCGCCGAATAATTCGAATGAGATTCAAGAAGATGAACGGTGTTTTTATACAAAAGAAAATGCTGGAAAAATTGATGCGATGATACAATATGTCCATAGACAGGTTCCCGAAAAGCTTCGTCCGTATTGTATGGGTCCCCTACTCGTGAAAAGTAGTATTCATACAAATACATCGGGTGTGTTTAAAGGGTTCCATAAAGGTGGGTGGGGTGGTAAAAAGGGTCACGCACTCGATAGAATTACAGGTGAAATAAAGATTGAATGTCCCATGTGGCATGAAGTGCCAAAAAATGTTTCAGTTCATAGAAAAGATGTCTTCGACTTTCTCGAAGGACTTCCAAAGGTAGATCTTATTTATCTCGATCCACCATACAATCAACATCCATATGGATCAAATTACTTCATGTTAAATCTGATAGCTACGAATAAAAGACCTAAAGAGATTTCTAAAGTCTCTGGTATTCCCACAGATTGGAATAAAAGTCCGTACAACTCTAGGACGAAAATCATCGATACGATGCGTCGTACACTTGAACTATCAACACAGAAAGCGACATACACGTTAGTATCTTACAATAATGAAGGATTCATACGCCTTCATGAATGGGAAGACCTTCTAAAGTCTTACAAATATGAACGCATAGACATAGATTACAACTGTTATCGGGGATCTCGTAACTTACAAAATCGTCCGACGAAAGTTACAGAGTTTTTGTTCCTTATTTCGTCTTCGTGATTTTGAGGTTGGTTTTCTTCGTCGCCTTTTTGGCATCTTCCTCTTTCTGCTCTAGATGTTTGGGGTTGTACATTTTCTTGTGAAGTCTCCAGAGATCTGGACTACCCACTCTAAAGTTTTTCCTGATGGTCGCCTTGTACCAAAACACACAATCCTGGATCCTGTTAGACTTTACTGTATTGTCTAACACGAGACACTCGTAGTTTTCTGTGCATGCATCCATCACCTTACAGAACATGTCAAACGATGGGAAGATACCAAAAAACGATTTGTAAAGTTTCTCTCTATTTTGAATAATGTTCTCCCTGAGGATAAACACATAGTCTACGTTCGCTCGAAGCGCTGGTGGAAGATCCATCACGTACTGCATCGTCAACATGAAAAAGATCTTCCAGTGTCGACCATTCATGAAACATTGTCGAATACACGTGTCCTT